GTCAGCCATTGCTGGTTGGCCCTGTTCTCCAATTCATTTATGCGATTGATGTCATTACTTATTGCATGTGCCAGGCTGTACTGGCTGGTTATGACCGGTGTGCCCTGCATGGCACTCTGTATGGCCGGCCCACTGGAATAGTTGACCACGGCGTGGTATCGAGCATCAAAGTCAAAGTCATCATAGGTGCCCGCGATCTTCCTGGGTCTCTGGCTGGGCATGTGCAATGGTGACCTGGGATGGCTACGCACCACTATCTCCCTGTCGGTCTGTGTGCGTATGATGCCTATCTGCTCGTTGATCCAATGTTCCTGTGATGTCAGGTGTTGCAGTTGCAGGCTCCTGTGGTGCTGGCCCGCTATCAGTATCCGTCCGTTGTCTGAACTCCTGTGTGACAGAGACAGTCCCAACTTCTTTGGCCTGTCCCAATCCAGGTGCTCAGTGTGTCCATAGTGCCCCTCGGTGGTGATGTGGTTGACCGCTATCTTCCAGGTCACGTTGCGTCGCAACGCACCTACCTCGATGATGATCACTGGCCGTCCGTCATGTCGGAAGTGTTCGTATATCTGCTTGTTGGGCAACATCCTGCCGTTCCACAGGCAACTCCATATCACTGCCACGTCGGCATCCATGTCGGATGGCCTGCAGTCGAACCCGCGACGGGCACCCTGTAGGAAGGCCTCCATCACTGGTGCACCGTTGAGTGCGATGTGGTTGGGAAAATATGCGAGCGTTTTCATGGTGGCTAAATATGCTGACATAATAATTTATCCAGATCAGTGAAGCACACCTTAATAACCACATTCCATGAACAGGGCATGCGACAGTATGGACAGAGGATGATCGACACCTTTGAACAGCGTTGGCCCGATGACGTGGAACTGGTGGTCTACACGGAAAACTGCAATCCCACCCGGACCAAGGGCAACGTGCATTTCATTGACACTTTGGAGGCCAACCCCAACCTGGTTGAGTTCCTGGAGAGGCACAAGGACAATCCACTGGCACATGGCCGGGCAGGACCACCAGAGGTGTACCAACCCAACAAGCAGTTCCGTTGGGATGCCGTGAGATTCTGCTGGAAACCATTTGCGGAGAAACATGCGGCCAACAACATAGACACTGACTGGCTGACCTGGTGTGACGCTGACACTCTCACGCACACCAACATCGATCGACGATTTTTCGCACAGGCATATCCCGAAGGCGACTACATGCTGACCTATCTGGGCAGGGGCAGGAAATACCATCCCGAGTGTGGCTGGAAGGGCTACAACATGCGACACGCCAACACACGCCAATTCATTAACGAGTTCGTGGCACAGTATGAACAGGATCGCATATTTGATCTCAGAGAATGGCATGACAGTTACGTGTGGGGTGAGCTGTTGAAGAAATACCTGGACGGCAATAGGGTGTACAACCTCAATCCCAATCCAGATCTCAAGGGTTTTGCCGGACATCCATTCATCAATTCAGTGATAGGTAGGTACATGGACCATGTGAAGGGAAAACGCAAGCAGGAGGGCCACAGCACGGCGAGAGACATAGTCACGCACGAAAATCATCCATACTGGAACAACATAAGGAACAAGGCATAATGTATCAGAAACACGGATTTTGGTTTCCGGACTACGACACGCACTTCGCGGAGATGCTGGACAAGAACATAGCCAAGGGCAACCGCCCGGTATACCAGGAACCCGTCAGGAAGAAATCATTTGGGTTCGTGGCCAACAAGGGAGTGGCGCTGGACATCGGAGCCAACGTGGGACTGTGGGCACTGGACATGTGCAAGACATTCCGCAGGGTCATCGCATATGAGCCAGTGGCTGACTTCCGTGAGTGCCTGCAGAAGAACGTGCCCTATTTCAATCTCCACATAGAGTCATGTGCATTGGGCAAGGAGAGCACCATGATAGACATGATCATCACGGAGGAGAACACTGGACACAGCCATGTCAATCCGGACACCAAGGGATCAGGACAGATACCCATGCATCGCCTGGATGACCTGGAGCATGATGAGATCGACTACATCAAGATAGACTGCGAGGGATATGAACACAACATCCTGCAGGGTGCCGAACGCACCATCAAGCAGTTCCGACCCATCATCGTCATAGAACAGAAGTTCCACAAGGACGTGGGCATCGTTGATGATGGCCAGGCCTACGACCTATTGGTCAGTTGGGGAGCCCGTGAGCTGGCACGTGTCAGGAACGACGTGATACTAGGCTTTTAGATAACTTTTGAAATGTTGATACACCAGTCCCTGCCTGAGCTCTTCATCGCTCCAGTGGCAGGCGGCCAGATCCCATAACCATTGTTCCCTGTCGGGTAACCCAGGATTCTGTATGTCCTTGACGTCATGATTGGCCACGTCCCATGTCACTGCGTCATTGTCCGTTACGAACACGGGCACGCCCTTGAGCACGGCGGCCACTGAACTGCTGGAATTGTAGAACACCGCGGCCCATGCCCCTTCCAGGTCGGCATCCAATGTGCTACCCTTGACTGACTCATACACCTGTGGATGTTTCAGCACCCTGGCCACTGACTCCTTCATGGGTCTCTTGGGGTGTGGTCTCACCAGTATCGGCCTGTTGCTCACTGACCTGATACGCTTGACCGTCATCACCAGCCAGCGTCCGAGATCCTCTCCCTTCATGTTCCATCCGCCATCACGTTGCAGGCAGATCAGTATGTGTTTGCCCTCTGTCCTGTATGGTTGCAACTTGGGCATCCTGAGATCGTGCCTGATCTGGTTCCACTTGTGTTGCGTTGAATTCTTGTTGGCATATTCATGCTGGTTGTAGAACACTCCGTCCAGGCTGTATCTCACGTACCTGGAAGTGGGATCGGCAAACTTGAAGCACGATCCATCTATGGGCATGACATGCGTGCCCTTGGCTTTCTGGTTGTTGATCACGTCATTACGCAGATGTATGTGTGGTCCCTTGAACGTCTGTCCCACCCAACCTATCATGACTGCCAGACGGCAATCCACCACGTTGAGCTCGGTCTGGTCCAAAACACGCAGTCCCAAACTCTTGCAACCTGCACTGAAGGCACGCATGATCTGTACCTTGCGGTCGTGGTCCGCGATGCGAGGTAGGCTGGAAAAATATACCACCACGTCAAACTTCATGGTAATGCCTCATGATCTTGATGGCACGGCCATTGATGAGCTCTCCGAACTCAAACTGGCAGTAGCTCAGATAACACAGCCATTCGCCCAGTCCGCCCCTGTACAGCTCGTTGACGTCTTCCAGTCTGTGCCTGCTGACGGGTTGGGTGATGTGCCTGCCCAGTGTGATCACCGGCACGCCTGCCCATATGGCCTCGACTCCGGCATTGGAATTGTAATGCACCACGCAGTGTACGTCCGGATTGTCCAACAGGTCATCATACAGGCTGGTCCTGGTCTTGCGTGTGCCCTGCTTCTCCCTGAACACGATGGTCATGTTGGTGCGTTTCCGCAACTTTGCGATCACCTGCTTGCGCCATTGCGATATGTCTATGTCATGCAACTGTCTCTGTGTGCTACTGGGTTCGATGACCATTATGGTGTCACCATCCCGGCGCCATGGCCTGGGGAAACTGTCAAAGAACTTCAATCTGTTGGCAGGGAATATCTTGGACATGCCACCGTGGTGTATGTCATTACGCACCAATCTGTGGAAACGCTTGTTGCCCCCGTGTATGAAATTGGTGTACCCCGAGTCGACGAACCAGAACTTCTTGCGTCCCTTTAACCGGTCCTTGACGATGTGTTCATTGTGCAGGATGTTGCGTATGAACATGTCCTCTATGCTGTCCACTCCCTCCTTGGGATAGTCCTGTGGATACATGAACCGGGCATCCGGCAACAGCAACTTGCCCAGTGTCTTGCTGTAGCCCGGACTGATGCCACGTAGCATGTGCCTGACTATGGCCCTCTGTCCCAGCTCGGCATTGCCCTGTCCCACCTGCTTGGTGTATCTCGGAATGTTGTCCTCGATCATGTGGCTGAGCTGTTGGAAATTCTTCTTGATGTACTTGACCCATGCTACCCAGCGTTCCACGTCCTTGCGTACACACTTGTGCAGTCTGGCATGGAACTCATCACTGCCCAGCTCATACTTGGGCTCGGGCCTGACCACGTCATAATATATCTTGTTGACGTTCTTCCACAGTTGCGGTCCCTTCTTGAAATATCTGCGATAGGCCATCCATGTGAGATGGTGTGCTATCTCGTCATGGCCCAGTATGATCCTATTGGCCATTCAGTATCTCCCAGGCCGTGCCGTTGATCATTTCCTGGTGCGTGAACTGGCTGTAGGCCAGATGCCTCATCCAGCGTTCACGTTCCTGATCCGTGGGTATCCTGATGTGCTCCACTTCGCTCAGTGCATGCGAGGCCAGGTGAGTGGCCGCGTTTGGTCCCAGCGTGATCACTGGCCTGCCTTCTATCAGTGCCTCCACTGCCGCCACTGAATTGTATGTGACCAGGCAATGGCAGTCGTTGGCCAGATCTTCCTGTATGGTGTCGTTGTGCAATCTATCCTTGCGACTGCGTTTCTCACGTATGGATATGGGCCTGTCCGTGTGCTTTTTGAGCTCCTCAACCGTGTTTTTTATCCACGTGGGCTGGTCTATGTCCCACAGCGTGAAACTCTTTGGACTAGGCGGCGCTACAATGATCCTAGACCCCCTCTTAAAAGGTTTTGCACGCACTCCAGTGGCCAGCAATCTGTCATCGGGCCTGTCAATTATGGGCCTGGTGTCATGCGTGGCGTTACGGATGATGCGGAAATATTTCTTGCTGGGGTAGTTGCCGAAGTAGCCGTTGTCTATGTAGTAGTAGTTGTTGCCCTGTGCCTCTGCGTGCTTGACTGCCTTGATCATGCCAGCACCCCACAGCACGAAATCATTGCTTTCAAATTTGGATTCTTCCCAACTGGTTATCCTGCCACCACAGCCACGTGCGAAGTTCGTGATGAAACTGCCCATGTTGTCTTTGGCCGGTCGGTCCTTGAACTTGCGTTCGATGCAGAGTATGTCAGTGCTTGCCGTCATCGAGTAGGTCAATGCGTTGTTGGCAGTACTCAGTGAACAGTTTCTCCTGGTGCCAGTCGTTGGCCATACCGGTGTCGGCGAATTCGTGGAAACATGGTGTGCCCAGTGTGTAGTGTACCAGTTTGGCCTGCGGGTTGTCATCATACTCCTCTGCCAGCCAGTTCCATTCCCGGGGCAGTTCGGCCACCCTGTCATCGGACGTCCAGTGGAACCTGTGTAGATGGGCTCCGGTGGTGTTCTGTATGTATTCGGGCAACAGTTTCCTGCAGGCATCCGCCATGCAGTTGAACAGCATCACGCTGGACCAGTTCTTCCTGGGATAGTCCTCGTTCTTGGCACCCAGGTACTTGATGGGCATCTTGGTCTTGTAGTCGTGCTTGACCACTGCCACGTCAAAGTCTCCCAGTGTGTCAGCCAACTGCCAGAGCTGTGCGATGTCTGCCTTGACTATCATGTCACCGTCGATGAATATGGCACGTCCCGTGAATCCTGACATGTATGGTACCAGGAACCTTGAGTATATGAAATGGTTTGATCCGTCGGTGTGCGTCTCCTTGTAGCCCGACAGCAGGTTCAGTGCCAGCGGACGTATGCTCACTGGTTGCGTGGCATGTCTTATGATGGAGTTGACGCAGGTGTGGAACGCTATGGCTTCACGTGGATCATATCCTATGAATACTGGTATGGTTTCTACTTTTTCCATGCCAATATTTATCTGCGTGGTTTATCAGTGGGTGAAAAAGGCCTCCAGTGATCCATCCAGCCAACTCAACTGCAGGTCCTGTTGTCGCAGGTGACCCCACTTGTTGATGCTGGACACTGCCGATTCCGGCAACAGTTCAGTCTCTGCCAGTTCATACCAGGTGGTGTGTCTGGCGTCCATGGGCTGGTGCTTGGTCTTGTACACCACGCACTTGATCCAGGGATCATTCATCTTCTTCCAGAAGTGTGCATCACGGCAGTCCCATCCGTTGAGGGCCAGCATGTGTATGAGATTCACCAAGGTGTGGTGATGGTACACTCCGCTGTGTTGGTAAAATGTCTGTTGGTTGTGTTTGATGTTGGTGGTCTGTTGTACCTGTAGGCACAGCATGCCGTTGTCTCTGGTCAGATGCCACCAGTGCTTCAGGGTGTTGATGGGATCCAATGCGTACTGGAAACTGTCATGGCACCATATGACATCGAACTGCCCTTCCTCCAACCGGCTGTCCTCGAAGTTGGCCGTGACTGATTTTATGTGCTGGTGTTCGACATTGAGCTGGTCCTGAATGTCCAGTGCAGTGACCTTGATGTCCAATGGAATGTGCCTGCCTGACTCGTCCTCTACCTCACGTGTGGCCCACCATTCCGCATCCAGTCCCTCGCCCGCACCCATGTCGCACACCGTTGATATGCTTTCCATGAAGTCGTTGTACTGTTCGAGATGGTCCAACACCAGTCTGGCATGTGCGTGGCTTTCGAGTGCGATGGTAGTAGCCATTATACCTGTATGTCTTCCATGCCGGCGGCACGTAGCCTGACTATGTGTCCCAGCATGAAGTTCTTGGATTCAAATCCCTTCATGATGCCCAGCCATTGGTTGCGTAGCAGTGCCACGTCATTGATCAGTGTCTCGTACTCAATGACCTCGTCCTCGCCATCCACATACTTCTCTGCGTCCCTGCTGGTCAGTGCCCGCTGGTATGTCTCCAGGTACTTCTGGAAGTGTTTACGGCGGACCTTGCGTAATTGTATGTTGAGATAGTTCAGCACGGCCTCTATCTCCTGCAACTGGTTGAACCTGTGTTCGGTCAGTCCCGGCAGGTCTGATATGTTCTTTTCCACGTAGCCATAGATGCTACATTCCTTCTTGGCCTTCTCCAGCTCGTTGCGATAGCTCATCAGGAAGTCGGGCAGGGCACCCAGATCCTCCGTTACCTTATTGTACCACATCAGTATCCTTCGTCATCTTGTCTCCAGTAGTTGTCATCCTCTTGCTCGTCACCCCATTCATCCAG